TTATAGGTTGATCATATTAGCATAAGCCTCTATTATAGCTCTTCTTTGCTTTTTAATTCTTCTCACTGGTCTATCAAGTCGCTCTGAGATTTCCTCCCATGTCAATTGTTCACCTAGCCAGTGCATATTAAATAAAGTTATCTGTTCTGGGGTCAAATTTTCTAGTAATAGCTCTACTATTTCCTTAAAAAGCTCTAAATTTCGTAACACTATATCACTTTCTAGCCTTATAATAGTATTTTCAGTTGGATTACTGATTTTATTTGAACCACTTGAATGTTCAGTAAACTTTTTATTATAAATTATTTCTTGTCTTCTCAAAAATATTTTATTATCTATATTCTTGTAACGGTCTAGCTCTTCATCTAGCCTGTCTAATTGTCCCGTAGTAAGCAATATTACCCCTCCCTATACATATACTGACAGCCCTGTTAAATGGCCTATATTTTACTTATTAGAGCCTTTATTCTATGTAATTATACTATCCTTATCTCATTTAAACCTATCCCTTCAACTTAAGAAGGTGTTGCATAGTATCTACCTGTTGTTGCATTGCAACACCTACTTACCAGTGTTTTTTCTGTCATTGTCGCCTTGTTTTTCCCTCCAGTTTAACATATCTTACATTCTGTGAAACTCGCTATCTTTCCTCTTCCCTTGCTATTAAAAGGATCTTAGCCATTTCATTTTTTCAGTTTATGCTTGCCTCATTGTGTTAAAGTCTACAAAAATCAAAGTAATAGCGATACTTATTGAGTACCGCTATATATAAAATGAATTACTTTAAAAATTCCTTAGCTTTCTTAATTTCTGAATTTAGATAGATTTCACCGCTTACCTCTGGTTTAAATAGAGGTGTAATTGCGTTTAGTTCTAACTCTGTTCTACACCCTGAAAGACTATGTTTATTAGAAATTTCTTTTACTATCTTATCATTGATCTCTTGCACTTCTTTTTCAATTGATCGAAGTTTTTCAAACTCCTTTATGATATGTTTAATAGTTTTTTTGTAAGAAGCTTCTAAACCACTTTTTCTAAATCGTCTCCGTGTTTCAAAATGGATATAAACAGGAACTTCACTTTGAAAAATTGTCTTAATATCTTTAAGCTCTCTTGATACACTTTCTAATTTTTTTGTTAGTAAGTTCAATTGATCGTGTGAAATAACCTCATTACCATCTATTAAACTTTCAAGATCGTCAAGGCTAAATCCTTCAAAATTTTGTAATTTTACTTTTTCATCTAAGACAGTTTTTTCAAACTTTGAAACATTGGCCTCTTTCTGTTCCACCTCTTCAAATCTTTTATAAAGTTCTTGTAGAGGGTACTTTGATAAATCTAACTCCATTTAACTACCTCTTAATTCCAAGTTGCAAAATAACCTAATGTTGGTTGAACCTTCTTAACGTCAAAACGTGTGTATAGCGCAAGTCGTTCAGAATATGTTTTAAAGTCTGTAACCCATTTTACAGATGTCTGATTGTATTTGAACAGTTTAGCGTAGTTCTTCAGATCTCCAACAAACGCAAGCTTATCTCCAGCGTTTCCTAATGTAGTATCATCTACTACTACAAAATGATCAGTATAGAATGTTTCGCTAGTTCCATTTACCTTGTTAACTTTAAGAATTGGTAAGCCTGAACTATCTACCATCTTTTCTAAGTGGTTAAATAAAGAATTAGTAACTACAATTGAAACTTCTCGCTCTGGGTTCACTAGAGCTACTAGATCTTTAATGTCATTGATAGAGGCAATACTTTTTGCAGTCGCAAGTGTTAGGATTTTTCCAATACCTTTGTTCATAGTTTTACGCTCAAGTTTAGCAATACTATTTCCTAGGAATGAATCTAGATTATACATACCGTCATCAATTTGTTCTTTTGATAGGTTAAGAAATCCAGCGAGTGTCTTCATCTTATAATCAACTTCTAGAAAATCTGTCTTAGCTTTTTCATCTCGATTGCCACCAAGAGTATCACCAATCTCAATCATTTCTACCTTGTCTAAGTCAATCTCTTCATACTTTCCATCTTTGCTAGTTACTTCGATAATATCAATTAGAGAAACTAGATCTTTCTTTTCATCTTGTTTGTAACTATCAATAATAGCTTGATCAATAATCGCTTGATCACTTTTCAATTCAAGGCCAGTTGTTTCATAACCAATACTACGAATGTAATTTTCTAATTTTTCTTTTTTATTTTTTAAGTCAGTTTTCATTTTTGTTTTTCTCCTTTTATCTTTTTATATCTGCTCTTTGCTTGTAGTTTTTTCTAAAGTTCCTAGCGGTTATCTTGTCCTTTAGAACTCTCCGAACTTTCAAGATCATCTGCTCTAGTTTCTGATTGTTGTTGATGTTTGACATATTTTTCTAAAATCTCACGTTTCCTTTTATTTAAGTTCTTTTCACTCTTTTTACAGTTTGAAAAGATTTTCTTCCTTTTTTCTGGATCCATTGAAAATTTAGCACCTACAACATAATCAGGGAAAACATTTCTTTCCATAGCCCACACCTCCTTTCTTGATATACAAAAAGGGGCATACCATTAGCATTATTGCTTACGGTACGCCCCTGAGTTGTTCTCAATAGACATATTTTTTTGTTTCTCTTTTTGTTAATAGATTAAGCTTACCATCTGAATAGCTCAAATTAATATCGCCAAACATGGGCGCTTTCTCTACTTCTATTATACCATTTTTATAAAATAAAATATAGCCTTCTTCTAAATATTTTTTCAATTTACTTTCTTCCATTTTGAGACCTCTTTTTCTTTAAAAATTATTCTTTTTTCCTACACTTAGGAATTGCTCCTACACTTAGGAAATCCCGCCCAAGTCTTAAACTCCTTGTCCCACAAGGGTTTTCACGTTTTTACTACACTACTACACTTATTTTTCTAACTCGGAATTTCTTATAAGAGTATATATACAGATATACAACACTCTTTTATTATTATTTATATTATTTAAGTGTAGTAGTGTAGTAATATATAATAAAACTCAATTGTATCAATATTTTACAACTACTACACTTATACAATTTAGTGTATTTCATGTGTATGTTCTGTAGTGGTTTTTTCGTAACCCCTCACAGTTTTAGAAGGTGTAAAACGATATGTTTTATTTTGATAATTCGGAGTGTCTTCTTTCGGCCTAAACCCTTTGGGCAATTCTTGACCTTTTGGAATAGTGATAGGATACTTTGTTTTTCTCCATTCGCTGGGTAAATACTTCTCAAATTTCTTATTTAATCCTTGACTAGTATAACTACTTTGGTGATTATGAAACTCTACAAAGCCAGTAAATCGCCACCAGACAAAATCATTAGGCAAAAATGTTGATTGAATATCTTGAAATAATTCATCAGCAAATTGCTGGATTGTGTCTAAAGATTGTTGATAGTCCAGTAAGTACTTTCTTGAAATTTTTGGCTGAATGAATTCGTCAAATTCTAAATCTATTACCAACTTCAAAACATACTCTAATACTTCTCTCCTCTTGATATAATCATACTTAATAGCTCTATTAGGTTTTTTTATCCCATCTGAAAAAACTCTTTGAAATGGAAGGATTACCATTCTTCTCATTATAGCGTTTTTATCACCGTCTAGCCTTGGCATTTCGTTTGTTGATTGAATAACAACAGTCTTTATATAAGCACTATAGGCATCTTTCCCCTTCTTTTCAACTGAAACAGTATCCCCACCTACTAGAGAAAATAGTTTAGAGGTATCTTTAATGAGTGCCTTTTGTTGAATATCGTCCCCAATAACTGCCCTCTTTCCTAACGCTTGGGCCAGTGTGAAGCGATTGTTTACATCTAAATCCGTAATCTTTATACTAGCTATGTTTTCACGCCCAACAAGATTTATAAAAAGTTCTTGGAGTGTCCCTTTTCCTGTTCCACCTTCTCCAATAAACCAAAACATTTTCCCTAAACTCTCCCCTCTGATACAGGCATGTAATAGTTGTAATGCTAGTTGATAAAGGCTTTTATCTCCTGAAAAGAGATCCAAAAGCCAGCTCTCAAAATCCCAACCCTTTATGTTTACCCTCTGGGCGTTTGGGTTATAATTGGTTTTAATTTTGCTAGTGTATATTTTAGACGGAGTAAAAGGCTCTAACTGTTTAGTTGTTCGATTGTAAATACCATTGCCTACAATGATGTAATTTAGGTTGTCTTCTAATTGTTTTCGTGGTGTCTGTCGTCTCAATGAATATATACAGTCGTTTGCTCTACGTTCATTATGGCGGTACTCAATCACGTTAATAATGTCCTTTAAAAACTCCAGATCATTTATATAAATACCTTTATCTGGATCATAGATATATACAGGGCTTACCCCTTCCTCGCTATCAATACGGCAAAAATTAAACAGATCTAACATTATACTTGCTACCATTGTATGACTTAACGGCTTATCTATTTCTTTTTTTGCTCCTTCTTCTGTTGCACCCTTTTCTATCAAGCTTTTCAGACGATCATTATTAAATTTATCTAAATACTCTCTTACAGTCTTTTTCCAATTCACAAAAGTAGTTAGTTTTCTTACTTCTTCTGGTGGTTTTTGAAAAGGGATAATATTACTTTGTTCTTCTTGCTTAATGATTTCTAATGCTCCTTTTACATTCATACTGACACCTCATAACGGTTTATCAATTCAACAAAATCACGGGCAAGAGATTTCTTTTTAACGATATTTGAAAAGATCTGTATGATTATTTCTAAATCATATCCAGCCCCAACCATCATTTTTAAAAAGTTAGATACTTCTGTTCGATCATTTAAGCCATACGCAACAAATTCTAGTAATGGCCCGTTAAATTCTAAACCATAGCCATTTTTATAACTTCTAAATTTATAGACTTCATATAACTGTAAGAACTCTAGTAAATCCCCTTGTAATTTACTAATAGGTAAATTACGCACTAACTTCCAGCCCCTATTTTCTAGATCTTTAGAGTTAGTTCCTACTTGGATAAGCATTTTAGGGCTCACCTGTTCAGTTAGATTTTCCCCCATTGGTTCATAGTAAATAAAAGCATACCACTCATTCTTTTTATAAACCCTAGTAGGGGTATCCTTCAAAAAGTCAAAATCTTGTATCTTTTGTTCTTGTAGAAATAAAATCACTTGTCTATACATCTTTTCACCTCCTCAAAATGTTCTATGATCTTCTTTTCAGCTTCTTCATCTGTACCTAATGGCAGTAATAAAAGATTAAAAGGAGCATTATATACTGCTTTGTTAAAATCTTTAGACGGTTCATAATATCTTACTTCCATTTCTCTTTACCTCACTGATAAGAACAAATAAATGTCACTTGGGCGATAATAAACTTTTCTGGCTCTCTCCATAGGAGTTTGAAAACGTTGTAAGCCCATCATTTCCCAATTTCTTAGTGTTTCTCCTGAAACTCCTAGGGCCTCTTTTAATTCTTCTCTAGTAATAAGATCTAGTTTGCCTTTTCGTTCCATTTCTAAATTCACAAGAGTTTCTAAAGTCTCTTTTTGAGTTTGAAGCCATTCCAATTGAATTTCCTTTGAAAGTAATTCCATATTCTTACCCCTTTCAATTAAAACGCTTGCCAGCTAACCAAACGTAAGCCCCATAATCTGGATTTAATCCTTTTGAAACTTCTACCTTTTCTTTTTCTTCAACTAGTTTGATTGGACTTGGTCTATTCCATATTTTCCATACAATTTTAAATAGAATTACAAGTAAAATAATGGTTTTATCAGTTGGTAAATTCCATTCATTCATTTTATTTTCCTCATTCTCTTTTTAACTTCTACACCTCTCTAAATCAGCTTTTTCTACTGATCTATAGGCGTTTTATAGCGTTTTTTCATGGATAGATATCCATTAATTTACTAAACAAAGCCTTAGAATTGCCCTGTCAGCATGACTTTTCTTACACTGTTTTCTTTTTTCACCTATCCGCTTGCCTGTTCTTAATAAGTGATTTAATTTTTTAGTTTTTTCTCATGTTCAATTTGATTTCCTAAACATTTCCAAGCGTTATTAAAATCATTTCGTTTAATCTCACCATTATATAATTGTGCAACTAAATTAACTGCTCTATTTAATAATCTTGGATAATGGTTAACAACATTCATTAGCTATATACCTCTGTTAACTCCTTATAGAGATCATCTGGAATTTCATTCAATGCTTGTTGTTGTAACTGGATAGCTTTTAGGCGATTTGTATCGCTTGCGGTTGATTTTTCCATAATTTCAAGAGTTGCCTGTACTTGCCTGAAATAAATATCAATCTTAAGCTGTTTTTCAGCTTTTTTATCTCTTAAAAACTTGAAATCTTGAATTTCACCGTCAACAATTACATAAGAAATTACACCACGGTATCGCCATTGGTTTAAACGGTTCTTTATTTCTTCAAAAGACCAGCCATTTAATTCATCTGCTATTAAATCAATAGTGATAATCCCATTATCTTCATAGATTTCTTGTAAAATCTCTTGCGTAAAAGGGGAAATCTTTCTTTTACTCATTGTGTACCTCGCTATTTTCTGTTATACTAGGTACATAAAAAGTATTTAGAAACTCTCTCTTTCTACGTACCTATATTTGATATTAGTTGCTTACTCGCTATCGCCAAATTTTGAGTAAGTGACTTTTTTTGTTGTCCTTTTTTATCATTTTTGGGGAGTATACTTTAATTCTCCAGTATCTAGCATTTCTTGGATCATTTTCCACGCTTGAGCGTTATCATCTGCCCATTTACCTAACATTCCATTTTCTGGTGGTAAAATAATGTTTTCTGCCTCAAATGTGGTAGTGTCAATAAACTCTTTAAAGTCTGTAAATGAAATTTTTGTATCCATTTTGTATCCTTTCTGTCTACTATTCTTTTTTTATTCTCAATGATTTTTGTATGTAAATTAATCATCATTCTAAGTATTAATTGGTGCTACTATCAGTCATTTACATTAAGAAATTCATCAATAGTAACTCCTAGATAGCTTGATACTTTTTTCAAGGTATCTATAGTGGGACTTTTAGCACGTTCATAGTATAGAGCGGTGAGCGTACTTTTTGAAATACCTGTAGCCTCTGCAACATCAGATGTTTTCTTTCGTTGCTTTGCTAATAACAATCTCATATTATTTTTCATGTTATACCTCCTTTACTAATCAACTCCAATAAGGTGAAAGGTGTTCATTGGAACATGTTGTAATTTTTGTTCAACATCTGCTGACATGATCATTATATTGCACTTTTTGTTCATTGTCAATATATTTTTTTAAAAAAGTTGAAATTTTTTTTCACCATGAAACAAAAACGTGTTATAATAATCTCGAAAGGTGTTACTTATAAATGAATAGACTAAAAGAACTTAGACTGAATAAAAAAGAAAATGGAAAACTTGGAGTTACTCAACAAGAGGTAGCTGACAGAATAGGGGTAACAAAAAGAACTTACATATACTGGGAAAAGAATGAAAGACAGATTAAACCAGAGAAAGCCCAACAGTTAGCAGATTATTTTGGTGTAAGCGTAGGCTACTTGCTTGGTTATGAAGATAATAATTCCTTTGTATCAAGTGTTGTAAATGAAGTAGATCTATTAGATCCAGATGATAACACAAACAATCTAAACTCCGATCTCAAGAATAAAATTAATTTAGCAAAAAATCTTATTAGTGAGGAACAATCAGATAGTGAAGAAGACTATAGAAAAACCATTGTCAAAGATAGTTATAATTTATTAAAAGGGCTAGATTTAGATGATGTTTTAACAGTTGCTGGAATAATTGAAAGACTGTACTTTAGTCAATACTCTATAGAGGAAAATGAAAAACTAGAAAAATATCGAGAAAAATTGAGTGAGAGCTTTAAGAAATAACTTTGTTATTGAAAGATGAATTTCTTTATATTCTAGAGGATAATTAGTAATATTGTTTTTTGAAAAATACAATGATATACTTAAATAAGGAATTTAGAAATGGAAAAACCAAAATTAAGCTTTGATGATTTATGTACTAGATTAAATGAGAAAAATATTTCATTTAATCATCATAGTAAGGAAGAAGTAATTACTTATCTTAAAAATCGAAGCTACTATTACAAAATTTCAAGCTATAGAAAAAACTTTCCTAAAACACCAGAAGGAAAGTATGAAAATTTGGATTTCTTAGACTTAACTGTTTGTGCGTCTTTAGATGTAAGATTGAGAGAATTACTCTTATTAATGTGCTTAGATGTAGAACATTCTTTGAAAACTAAATTTATGGCAATTCTTACAGAGGAAGAAAGCGAAAATGGATATTCTATCATTGAAGAGTTTGAAGATGAGTATCCTGATAAATTTTCAAAAATAATTGCTGAGTTTCGTTCTAATAATTATAAAAAAGATATGTTTCAGAAACGAACAACTTTGTCAGTTTGGGTATTTTTAGAAGTTATTAGTTATGGAGCTTTTACATCACTTTCTGAATTATATACAAGAAAGGTAGCTTTAAAGCCAGATCCCTTGTATACTTCACAACATAAACTAATTAAGAATATAAGAAATTCCTGTGCTCATAATAATGTTTTCTTAATTAATCTTTTTGATAGTAAGGATCATGTGAAGCAACCTGATGCTAAAACAAAGTCCTACGCAAATTCAATGAGGATTAATCTTGGTTTAGTTCATTATCCTAAAATAATTGATATCATTAACCTATTTTATCTTCACAAAAAACTATGCTCCGATGAACTAAATTATCGACGATTAGAAGAATGTAATATTATTATTCAGAAATACCAAGATAATATATCTACATTCGACAAATCTGAATTAAGGATTAAAAAATTTTTTAATTCAATCTTTATCAAATGTGTTGACTTTTTGAAATAATGATGTTACTATCATTATACAGAAACAGGGAGAAAGACCTTGGCTCACAAAATGGGTTTATAGAAAAGAAGTCAACAAAGGTTGGCTTCTTTTCTTTTTTATTAAATAAAAAACACCGTAAAAAATACGGTGCAATTTATGGAGTTAAATATTCAACTCTATGAACAGTGTCAATGTACCAAAACGCAAATTATAGATATACACCAACACACTTGTAGTATATCATTGATTTGTTTTTCTAGCAACACTTTTTAATTCTTGCATTATAAGGCTAAAATACTCCTATTTTAAGCCTTATAGCGTACAGGGGTTAAAATAACCCTTATACTGTTATCAAAAATGATTTACAGGCTCTCTAGAGCTTAAAAATACGCTTATCAAGTTTTCTTTTCTCACCTATCCGCTTGCCTGTTGATGGAAAGGAAAGAAAAATGAATATCAAAACCGTAGTAAAAAAGAATGGCCAAACTGTTTACCGTGCTAGTGTTTATTTAGGTGTAGATCAGATGACGGGAAAAAAGGCCCGTACCACTGTTACCGCCTTAACTAGATCAGCAATAAAGATAAAAGCACGGGAAGTTATTAATGAGTTTGCAGAAAATGGATACACCACTAAAAAGCGTGTTGAAATTGTAACATACAATCAACTATTTAATATCTGGTGGGATAGTTATAAAGATAGTGTGAAGCCAAATACACGCCAAAGTATTAAAGGGCTTGTTAAAAAGCACCTTCTTCCAACTCTGGGAGAATATAGAGTAGATAAGATTACTACTGCACTATTGCAAACCTATGTAAACAAATGGGCCAGCAAGGCAAATCAAGGAGAAAAGGGGGCGTTTCTGAATTATCCTCTCCTACACAATGTAAACACAAGAATTTTACAGTATGGTGTATCTATGCAAGTAATTGCAATCAATCCAGCTAGGGAGGTAGTTGTTCCTAGAAAAGTAAAACACGATAAAAAGGAAGTCAAATATCTGAATGATATAGAGCTAAAGAAGTTCTTAGATTATTTGGATCAACTGGATCAAAAAAAATATAAAAATCTATTTGACTTTACCTTATACAAGCTTCTCCTTGCTACAGGGTGTAGAATTAGTGAAGTTTTGGCTTTGGAATGGTCAGACATTGACTTTCAAAACAAGACAATAGAAATTTCAAAGACACTTAATAGACTCCGTACCACAAATAGCCCAAAATCAAAGAGTGGCAATAGAATTATAAATATAGACGATAATACTATTCACGTACTGAAACAATACCATAAGCGCCAACGCTTAGAGGCTATGAAGCTAGGAACCTCTCCTACTGCTGTTTTTTCTACACTATTAGAAAAGTATGCTTGGGCTCCTACCCTACGCAAAAGATTAGGAAGACATTTTAAACGTGCTGGAGTTCCTGACGTTGGTTTTCACGGTTTTAGACATACTCACGCCAGTTTGATGGTAAATAGTGGTATTGAACCTAAAATTCTTCAACACCGTATGGGCCATTCAACCCTTGCAATGACAATGGATATATATAGCCATCTATCAGATGATAACGCAAAAAAAGCAGTCACCTACTTTGAAACTGCTATCAGTAATTTATAAAGTAAAAGGGTGTTCCAACTTGGAACCACCCTATTACTATACCTAAAAATGCTGAATTATAAAGAAAGGGTAGTCAAAGGGGTAGTAAAAAGAAAAAAGCACTTCGGGGAGGTACCCCCAAAGTGCCTAGTTTATAGCTTTTTACTGCTATTACCCATTAATATGGATTATTTTTTAAGGTTATAGAAAGATTCCAATCCACGGTATTCAGCAACTTCACCAAGTTGATCTTCGATACGAAGCAATTGGTTGTATTTAGCGATACGGTCTGTACGTGAAAGTGAACCAGTCTT